AGAAACGGTGTCCGAATTGACGAGCGCAGCGGCATACTATGGACTGGAGGACAGGGCAATTCATCGCTATCAAAATGACGCTCTGTTTCACGCAAAGGTGGATTCCCTCGTCTTTCATGTAATGCTCCTTGTTGGGAACAGGGACAGCGAGGTAATCGCCGACCTCCGCGCCCAACTTGCGGAGCTAAAAGAGAAAAATGAGGAGTGGGAGCAGACGTTCGATCTTACCTACAAGGCGGATGTTCGGGGAATCGAAATGTTCAGAAAGGCGCACCCCGAATACGCCGAGCAACTCAAAATGCCGAGTACCGATAAGTTGATATGTTGGCTCCTAGAGCAACTCGCCGCCAAGGAGGCCGAACTGGACCTCTACCGGAAGGCGGTTGGGCCGGTGAAGGAGGCAGACGATGAATTGCTGTTCGTAATGATAACGGACAAAGAAATTCCGGAAGCGGAGCAAAAGAGAATAGCAGGCATGTGCGTAAAGGCTGTCCGTGACTGCATCCGCATCCTCGGGGAGGCTGGAAATGAGAGAGATTAAGTTCAGGGCGCGGGTTTTTGATGACGAGTTGGGAAGACACAAAATGGTGTATCCAACACGAATCACGCTCTTTCCTGATGCCGTATATGTCTATGTGCCGGAGGACGATTACGAATACCAGATTAAGCCGGAATTTCTTTTGCAGTTCACCGGCCTCCGCGACCGCCGGGGCGTGGAGATTTACGAGGGGGATATTCTGGCAAGAGAGTATTTTGCCCACTGGGTAGTGTGTTGGGGGGCGGGAGCATTTCACATACACAACACTACCGCCCCGGATCGTACATACCCCTTAATCCAAACATTTGACAGGGAAGTCATCGGCAACATCCACGAGAACGCTGACCTACTCAAGGAAAGGACGGAGGGGGAGTGAACCATGAAAACCATGACTATCTCAATATGGGCGATTGGCATGGTTGCCGTGCTTGGACTTGCGTTGTATTTGTTTTGCGGCAAACACTCGGCGATTTCGATGCCCGACGATAACGCGGTATCGCAGGACATAATAGATTCCGCAGTCCTAAAAAAACTATACGGACGCATCAATCACTATAACGATGTGTCCATCTGGAGTAGCAAAAACTACTCGATGAAACATTGGGGTCCGATCCTAGCCGGGGAGCAGGCGAAAATAGACGAGATTCGCGAGTGGATAAAGGGATTAGGGGACAAGAGGGTCTCTGCATCATACAGCGGCTGGCTGGATTACTACCAGCTAAACCTTGACGAGGCATGGAAAGAACTTCGTACACAAAATAAAAAGAAGGAAATGGACCTTTTCCGTGCGAATTGGGCGAAAGAGAGGGAGGCGGTCAAGAGATTTTCCGATGAAAACCCCATTCCAGAGCCGCCCCGCAAGGACTAGCCCCTACATCAGCCCGCTGATCCTTAGGCCGTGCTCCTCATCACCTTAAGCCATTGCCGTCCGCAAATCTTGCACCGCCACGACTGCCCGTTAGACAGGATTTCGGCAGACTGGCATTCAGGACAGGGCGGGCGCACACCGGGTAATGGCCTAGCCGTCGCATGAACCTTAGTCCAGACCCGGCCGCAGTAGTTGCACGACCATTCCCGGCCCTTTGAGCGTGGACGGGAGCCGCAGTTAGGGCAAGGGGGGCGGGCGTCCTCCGGTAGAATCAGGGTTATAACGTTTCGGCCCTTACTGTCTGAGTCGAGACGTTCGCAAGTTCTTTCTTCCAAACGATTTCTCCGTCATCGTACACGTCAAAGATTATCAGCCCGATATCCACTTTTCCGCTGCATTCCCTGGACCCGAATTTAGAGCCGTAGCCCTGCAATGCCGGAGCCGTGAATCCGAGGCAGCCGTCATGGTCGGCGTGTTCGAAGTAATGGACGTGGCCCCTAAGCAGAACGTCGGCAAGCGGCTGTTTTGGATGCCAGAGCCGATTCCACATAATTTCCCTGGCAAGCGGCGTGAGGCGACCGTGGGGAATTGTGGAGGATGCTACCTTGTGCTTTACATCAAATATCCGCCCGTTGATGTCGTACCATTCATGCGCCCCGATCTTTGCGCCTACCGTGGAGGCGATAAAGTCCTCCATGTCGGTCCCTTCTAAGGCGACGTGATAGCCTGTCCCGTACACCATGCGATTGATGGGAGCACCGACAAAGCGGATAGCGTCAACGGCAATGTCGCATTGCATCTTCATGTCAGAGGACAGGAGTTCCGTTCCCCCGCTTCGGAGCCCGCGGCCGTCAACCATATCCCCGCCCCATATGGCTATGTCAAATGGCCGGTACTTCTCCACAATGGAGGAGAAATAGTCCCATACCTGATGCCGGACGACGGCGCACTTCTCTTGACGTTCGTTGATTGGAGGGGGGTCGAAACCGGGGCGGCAGAGGCCGACTAGGTGGCCTGAATGAGGATCGGAAGCGTACAGGACTCGCTTTTTCATGCTTCCACCCATGCGTCAAATTCACCTTCCGTAAAGCCTTGAAGCCTCACGCCGGCCTTGTATAAATTATCAATGTCCTGATTGATCTTGGCAATGTCGGCTTTGTGCCGCCTCCGCTCGTGAATCAGGAGCCAGAGAAGGGCTTGCTGAAAATTCAACGACTCCAAGCGGATTTTCAGGTCTTCGGTCATTTCACCCCCATGGCGTTGATGATCCTGTGGATGATGGCGTGTTCTTTGCCGGCAAGGAACGGAACGGAGAATACAGTTTCCGCCTGTGCCGTGTATTCGGCTAGAACGATATGCAGAACCTCGTGGAGGGCGATGGAGTTGACTTCTTTGGCCTTCACTTCCCGGTGTATCTTGAAGGTGGCCCACCTTGCCGATACGTTGTAATGCACGTCGCCGTCACTCGTGGGGCATTCCGGATCGAACTTCACGTCATACCGCCAGTCCGTGAGGCCGAATGCGTTCATCCATCCATCAAGGCGCTTCTCGTACAGTTGGAGGATCTTCATTTCCCCGTACCCGTGACGTTCAAATCCTTTGCCAGCACCCCGACGGCGGCAAGTCCCGCGATGATTGCCAAGTCCCTCGGCTCAAGAGTTCCATTCTGAGCAGCGGTAAGAGCAGCATATCCGCCGGCAGAGAGCATTCCTGCTAAAGTCGTTTTCCAGTTTCGCATTTCAACCCTCCGAAATTTCCGGTTAGTTCAACCATCAATGAATCCTTGACAGTTCAGTTTTGTAAGAAAAAGTGCCCATTATTCCTTACAAAATCCCCTCGTAAATAATGTCGTAATGTTTGCTGATCTTCCATTCGTCCACGAGGTCATCCGGATTGATGCCCCAATAATTGCGCCTGTCGCCCGCCGCATCGAGAAAGCGGGCCGTGAGTTCCGAGCAGACCGGAGTTTTCCAATGAACAAACTTTGCCATGCCGACGAGGAACAGGAGGAAGCGCGGCCACGGATACCATGACCCAATCGCTTCTTTAATCGCCTCGTAGCCCGTCTTGAAACCGGACTCATTCATGTATCGCCAGTTGACAATCAAGACTTTCTGGCCTCGGTATTCCTCAAACAGGTTGGTTTCTTTGATTGTTGACAGGGCTTCGATGGACCGACCAGTCTCGGCAAGGATGATCCCGGTGTGGTTGTAGGATGCCTCGTTGTCTCTCGACTTGATGCGTTCTACGACCCTAATCGCCTTACCTAAGAAGGCGCTTGAATGAGAAGCGAAGACGTATCCGGGTTTGAGCGTTAATTTGTCCATGTTTTTGTCACACCTTTTCTCTGTCAATCTCGTATCTTAGCCAATTGCTGACCTTGAAAATGTCACAGTAAATGTCCATCCATTTGTCCCATATCCGGGCACCCGCGATGAAGTACGGGAACCATTGCGCCATGACGTAGTTTTCGAGGGGCGTGATGCTGTTCATGGGCGGCGAACCGGCCCATACATCACGGGTTCAACCTGAACGTAGGGCGGCACCGTATCCTGCACCGTTACCCATCCCGTCCCGTTGCATCCATGGCAGGTTTTCCCCGCCGTCGATGTTCCGCTTTCGGGCAATCTCCCGCTCCCATTGCAAACCGGGCATATCTCAGCGTGTGCCCGGCTCGCTCCGTAAGTCTCCCCCGTAGTTGGGTAAAAATCTCCCGTTGGCATTCTCCTCCTCCTCTGTTCATTTTTTGTGAACACCGCTAAACCATGTACGCACATCAAAGCACGGGCAGGCTTTCATGACGCCCTTGAAATCCCGATGCCCCCGGAGTTCCGAATCCGGATACTTTTTTTGCATGATGCAGAGCAGGCTTTTCAGGGCGTTCATCTGCTCCGGCGTGTAATTTGCCTCCGGGTTCATGTCATCGTTCACGCCCCCGACTAGGCATATCCCGATTGACGCCGCGTTCCATCCTTCGACGTGTGCCCCGATTTCATCCTCTTCCCGGCCACGCTCAATCGTTCCCGAACGGCGAATGACGAAATGATAGCCAATGTCCTTGAATCCTCGGGCTAGGTGCATCTGCCTGATTTCGTCAACCCCGATGTCCGTCTTGGGACGGGTAGCCGAACAATGGACGACGATGAAGCGCGTGGCGTGACGTTTGCTCATTTCCTGTTCTCCAAATGCTCTATGAATAGTTCCAGTAACTTGTCTTGCCCGGCCTTCAGGTCGTCCATTTTCTTGCAGATAAGATGATCATGGTTTGTAATTCCGGTATGTTTGGCCGCACACGTCGCGTTTGACGGCCTGGAAAGATGCAGGTAGGCAAGCCAAGTGGTCAGAATGCCGTAGATTGCCGCCGGAGATTCGTTGATTGCCTTCCACATATTGTCCATGCCGCACCCCTTACTGAATGTCCCTGTCCTTGTCCTGTGTCCATCGAACGCCGCCGCTTGGTGTTTCCTCTCGCCTGATGGTGTCGGGCCTGTTTGTATCGAACCCGTGGCGCTTCATGACGCTGTTCTCTGCATGGTCATAGAGAATCTGCTTTTCGGGACCCGTTATCTCAAGCGTTACCTTCGTCATTTGCCAACCCCGTTACCAGCATCGCCCGCGTCGTCCCCTGCTCACAACTGTAACCGTTCACCCCGTTTCCCATCGGGTCATCCTCGGTGATCAGAATCCCCGCCCGGTCCCATCCCTGCGCTACCAGATGGTCCACAATCGCCCGCATCATCAGGCGGCGAGCATCGGAGATAGGGATGTAGGCGGTGCGCTCCATGGCTAATCAATCGCGCTGAAATCCATGCTGATTTCGTAGGTCACGGTCAACTGTGCTCCGTTGGGCACATCGACAGCGGGGGACAGGACGGAACGCTCCCACATCCAATTCAATAGTGCTCCCTGAAAAACCGTTCCGTGCCAATAAAGGGCGGTCTCTTTAATCGTGATTAAAGAACCAGAATTATTATTAAATACCCGGATACTGGTGGCGATCCACTTTTCTGCTCCAGGCGTGTTATCATAATTGGCAAGGGTCTTTCCCATTGCTATATGGGCAAGTTGTCCGGCGCCTACGCCATTGGTTATCGCGGCCCCAAGTGCATACTGTTCCGGAGAAAAAGCGGTATCGGACGTGCCGACCTTGACACCAAAATTCCCTGTCGCGGCTGCTTCCGTGATACCATGATTGAGTATTTCGTAATCGCCTAAATAGACGGCCCTTTCGGTATATGATACTGCACCACCTGTCTGCTTTGCCGTAACATATCCAGCCCCAAAATTATCTGTGGCTGTACCTCCATATTGAGCAATGAATGCTAACAAGGTATTGTAAAAATTCCGCGTCCAACTATGCCCCCGCTGCCTGTCGTCAAAAACGAGTTTTCCGTCCTTGTCGTGGACCTGAAATCGGATGAAGATTTCCGGAGGCGCGGGAACCTTGAGTTCAGCGCACATCTTTTTCAATTCGGCGTGTCGGGCTTCTTCTACCGGATCAAGGCCGGCGAAGCACGGCGCGGAAAACAAAAAGGCAACAATCAAAACGATAGAGGTCAGCAATTTCTTCATGGTTATTCTCCTTATTCCGCCGTCCACTTTGCATAGAGCGTGGTCCCGGCTGTGAGTTCAAAGGTTCCGGCTGGGTTGTAGTCCGTGCCGCTTCCATCTGCCGCTGTATTCCAACAGGTCCACGTATAGCCCGCTTTTACGAGCGCTCCCGTATTGCCCAGCACGGTCACGGTTGCCCCACTCGCATACCAATTTGAATCAGTCGGGACACTGCCGCCCGTGTTTCCGTTGCCGTTATAGGTGACGGCATACTTCACGACCGTTGATGCCAGTACAGAGGGCACGGCCGGGACGGACAGGGCAATCGCGTCAAGAGCAACCGGAGTCTCTGCTATGACAGATGTTGATACAGAGACAGAGGGCACGGCCGGGACGGACAGGGCGACAAGAATGTCCGGCGTCATGTCTGCTCCCCCGCCCCCCACGATTCCAACATTCATCCAGGCACAGGCAGGAGAGGCGAAGAGAAGGAGCAGGACAATGAGGATATGTTTATAGAGTCTCATGGCGTCACCTATTCGTCGGTCCATGTTCCGGATTTTCCGAGCACAGTCCATCCATCAGCGGAGTCGGCCACGAGACAGACAAAATCCCCGGCTGTTCCGCCGCTTGTTACCTTGTGGCCGTCCGTATTTCTGTCTGCCGTTCCGTTTCGGATACCGTCAGAGGCGTTGGGATCAACGACCTTGGCTGTGGCATCGACGCTGTAGGCGCAGACGGACATCCCGGCGACGACAGGTGGCAAGGCTAAAACCTTGTTCGCCCCGCTCATGAAAACCATATAGCCATACGCCTCCTGCGCCGAGTCTGTGCCGAGGGTATAGTCATCGGACTTTGTGATGATTGGCATTTTGCCGGAAATCGTCCCCGTAACAGCTATATTCGAGGAGGAACCGGCAGCGGGGGCAGCAACGCCCCCATAAACGCCAATGCCGCCCGCTCCAAGTGCAGAGAGTGGAACGAACATCAGGAGAAGCGTTGCGATGGTTAATGCGATGATTTTCTTCATTCTTTGGTCTCCTTTGCGAGTTTGCCATTTCCTGGCAGCTTTCCCTCGGAAACAAGGGCGTTCACGGCAAGTTCGCGCATCTTGGATTGAATCATGGATTCCGTGTCTGTGTCCTGTTTTGTGGCCGCTTGGGCCGCCTCCCATGCCGCCTCCATTTCCTTTACTGCGGCCTCCTGCTCTGCCGTGAAAGGAACCTTTCTTACGGACTTTGAAATTACGTTCACTTCGATACCGTGCATGGCGCCCCCCTATTCGTAAAGGATGTTGACGAGTCCGGCGTCAAAGGCATCGGTCCCGTTGGCGGTCGTGATCCTCGCCCGGTCAAGGGTGGCGGAAAGCGCCTTGTGGCCTGCGAACAACCGGCCCGCACCCGCATCCGAGCGGGCGGAGTTCCCGAATATCGCCCATGTGTTCGTTGCGGCGTCCAGGAGGACGATTTCAACGACGGCGCTGCATGTTATGGCGGCAGTCGTGTCGTTGGATATCACCGCCCCCGTGGACCATCCCGTCAGGGTGCCGCCGTTCTGGGCGCAGGCCCCAATGTAATCCGCCGCCTCTATGCCCCCCGCGTCCCCGATCTGGACCTGTAGATTCGCGGTTCCGTTCGTGCTGACCCCGGCCAGCATGACCGTGATCCGCTTTGCCCATGATGGGATGCTCGTGAAGTCGATGTAGGTTCCCGAGGTACTGGCAACCGTCGTGCCGGCCTTCACGGCATCGTCCCATGTCGGGACATTGGAGGACTGGCGGCTGACCTGCCCGTCGCTCCCCCTGCTCCGCTTTGTCCAACTTGAAGCGCCGCGGTACAGGAAATCGCCCTCCGAGGCTGACCCGATGAAGTCCAGAATGTCCGTCAAGGCAAGTTCTTCGGATAGCCCACCGCCGGACGACCTTCTACCGATGACCCGAGAGGATGCGGTCATGGTGATGTTTGTGGATGCCGGTGTAACACCGGCTCCCGTGACGATAACTCCGCCCACGGAAAGCCCTGTAAGGTCCAGCCTCTGCGCGTTCCCCCACCATGCCTGATCCTGCGGGTAGGAAGAGACGGTCACGGTCCCGTCGCCGTAGAAAATCTGCGCGGCAGGAGCGACAACCTGTCCGGCAATGGAAAGTGTCTTGCCGGAAGAAACGGTGATCGCCGCCCCACCGTCAACGAGAAGTCCAACGGTTGCCGGGATCGAGTAATCGTCTGTAATGCTCCATGTTCCCGGTTCCAGATAGAGGGTGCGCCGATTCGCCCCGATATGGGCAATGGCGGATTTTATGTTGTCAAGTGAGCAAGTGTGATCTCCCCAGTACCGGGGGTTCACAACGTTCTGGTGCGTCATGAAAATGTTCGGAACCGGCAATTGGCTTGTTGTCCCTAGACTGCTTTTCCTGTTGAAATTGGTGGACGGAGATCCGCTGTCCACCTGAAGGTTGAAGTCGTCCTTGCCGATATAGCCCTTGTAGAGGATGTCTGTCATTGCTCCCCCTGCTGCCCGAGTTTTGATGCCTGATAGGTGGCAAGCCTTGTCTTGAACCAACCTGGATCAATCGTTCCACCCTTCGCCTTCTTGAGTGCAACGGCCAGGGCCGCCTTGATCGCGGGAGTGTCGATCACAGAACCGAGAAGGGCCGCCAACATTCCAGCCTGGTGGCTTCCCGTAAGGGTGCCGAATGCCGTCCCCTTGATAGGGGTTCCGATGCCAACAAGATCCCTGTTCCCTATTCTCCCAACCGCTCGCTCAATGGCTCCTTCAAGATTGATTAGTGCCGATTCCCGGGCGTTGAGCGCATTGATTTCGGGGAATATCCCCGCGATTTCCTCCTTCAGGCCCCGAGCCAACGCCTTGTTGCTCTCTTTTGCCACCGTGGATAGTTCGCCATAAGCCTTCCGGTTGATGGCATAGATGGTCTTTTTGATTTCCTGGGCAGTATCGAGGGGAATCGGGCCGCCGTGGTTGTCTATGAATTTCTGTTTGATCTTCTCAATATCGGCCAGATAGTCGCTGGCATTTGGGGCGTTCTTGTAGAATCCGCTGTAGAGGTCGTCCAGGCGGGCGACTACAGCATTGGCATCCACCGCCTGCCCGCTTTTTGCTCCCGCCACAATCTTGTCCCCTATTTCGCTGTTAATGCCTATGATGATATCTTGCAGCTTTTCGAGACCGGCTTTTGTTGGCAGGATGCTTTCTTTGAGTCCGGTTTCGAGCATGGACGTTCTCTCTCCCTGCCCGAGGATCGTTGAAGGCTTGATTGCTGATTGGTAAAGCCGTTGCGGAACACTCTCCGGTATCGCTGTAGCGGTCCCTCGCCCGACTACCTGCTTAAATGCGTTCCACGGCTCCGTTGCCAGCCCTACCCCTCGTGCAACCTGTCCGGTCTTTGCGAGCCCTGGAATCATCCTGGCCGCCCCTCCTGCTCCTGTTGCCAGCGTGGAAATATCAAGTCCGGTTCCAACCGGGTCTTGAATGGCTGTATTGCTGAAATTCTCAAGGCTTCCATATCGTTGCTTGTAGTTTTCAATGACCTTTCCCCACACGGCGGGGTTCGCGGTTGCCAGTTCCATTAGTCCCTTTGCGGTTTGGACGGGACTCGCCACGGCCCCCACGACATCCTGAACGACCTTTGCGCCGCTTTGAGGGATATTGGAAACCATTGTTCCGAGACCCTTCGCGGCACCGTAAAGGCCATATAGGTTCGGGTTATTTTTCCCCCACTCGGGGACGGAAGCGTCTTGCTGCGAGACGTGGTTTTGCGCCTCGGAGAAAATCTGCTCCATGTCGGCCTGGGTCGGCTCTCCCTTCCCGTCCCACATGAACGTGACGGTCTTTCCGGTCTGGTCGTCCTTGGCGGTCACGATTGGCATTACTGGACCCTCATGATACGGTATCGTTTAGCGGCAGGCTGTGCCCCCGCCTGCTCTTTTCTCTTTTTATCGAGGAAAACAGCCTTTTCCTCGTCTCCCATAAGCGTCAGCCGTTGCGCTTCCTCTCCGGTCAACTTTACGTCTGTCGGGGGAAGGTTTGAGCCCGGGGCGTTCACCGATCCGATTCTCCCCTGGATTTCCTTAATTTGCTCCCCGTAGGCTAGCTTTCTGTTCTGCATGTCGATCTTCAGGGCCTCAAGGTTTGCCCTGAACTGCTCTTTGGTATGGGACTTGCTAATAATCTCCTCGGCCTTCTTCTGCGCTCCGACGCTCAGTTCCGCAGAGGTAACGCCCGACCCTGCGGTGATTACCTTCTGGTATTCGAGTGCTGCGGCATATACAGCCGTGGAGAACTTCACCGTCTCGGGATCGCCCGTCTTCGTTCGCAGGGCAATCAAGAGGGCATTGGCGGGAGGAAACCCGGTCCTGGCCAGTCTCTCGGATAGGGACGCGGCATATTCCAAGTTCTTTGTCGCCGTCTTTTCAAATGCCATGACCTGATCTTTTGCCTTGGTAACGGCATCGAGGGCTTTCTTGTCGGCCCCGAAAGTGGCTCCGATCCCCGGAAGGTCTTTCACGGTATTTCCGCCGACGGGAGTGGCGGGATCATATTCATACTTTCCGGTTCTACGGTTGAAGGTGTAGCCGGGAGGCATATTGGGGGCGACGCTATATGCCGGAATCCGAAGCGGAAGCGTTTCCTTCATTTCCTCGATTTTTAGTCTTCTGGCCTCCTCCGCTGTTCGGGAAGACAATTCCGTGTCCGTAATTCCCGGGTTTTCAGCCTTCAATTTGGCCTTATAGCCGGTCGCAAAGTCGGCATACAGGCTTGACGGCTCTTTGGCTGGACCGGAAATCTCCCGGTATCCCCCAGGAGCCGTATTGTCTGGAATGAGCCTTTTTTGCCCCGGGCCGAGCGTAAAACTCTGCGGTCCCTTCGGCATCAGCCCCTTAACAAGTTCGTCTTGGACGGAGGGACTCGAAAGGAACGGCCTTAGTGCTTCGGCATTCGGCCCTAGCATCTTGCGCGTCTCGGGGTCGGAATAAATGGATTCAATCGCCCGCTGTGTCTGCGCTTGCCTCTGTAATTCCTGCGCCATTTTCTGAAACTGCATGACTTGGGCGATTTGCTGCATCTGCTGGACTTGGGCGAGTCTGTTTTGCGCCTCGTCCTGCTGGTTGATTTGCCATCCCCTGAAAAAGGAGTCCGCGAAAGATTCCATATTTTCCCCCTTGACTTGTCCTGTTCCTGGCGCTAGCCTTGCGTCAGGAGGAACACCATGAAAACAACAATAGTGTTACTGTGCGCCCTGCTGCTTATGGGATGCGCCCATGCACCGCCGACAGGGGAGGATTGCGCCGCCCTGAAAAAGGATGAGGCCACAAAGTACACGCCCTGCGTCCCGGGTTCCTGTATAGGGTGGTCGGAGTGCATCCTGTTGCCTATCGCTGTTGCGATCCCGTAGCGCATCATCCGCCAATCAGCCCCGAGTACCTGTTGGGGAAAAGACCCCGTGCGGCAAGACCGTATCTGCTGGCCCGGTTCGTCAGCTTCGCATTGCTCGCCGTCTGCATTAACTGCTGTACGAGATTCGACAGGTTTAGCGTTTCCGGGTCTCCCGTAAGGCTCCCGGCCGATGATGTGACCGAATCCGTCGTCTCCGGAACCCGTGACGTCCTGATGGTTGCCCTGGCGGACGGATCTATTCCGGAACCCGAAATATCGTTAAGGAGTTCGTTGTTTAGGGCTCCCCCGACGGTCTTCGCGGCACCGGCTGAAAGCGTTCCCCCGAGGCCGCCCACCGCCTTACCTAGTGCGGTAGAACCATAGGTCAGGCCCGAACTCATCAGTCCCTTGCCGTATTCTTCCCCCTCCAACTTCCCGCCGATGCCCCGTCCGATAGCCGCACCCGCCGCCGTGCCGATGACGGGGATATATGAACCAGCGACACCCCCGATGATGGTTCCGGCTGTCGAGGCAATGCCCCGTATGGACTCCGGAAGGTAAGTTCCGGCCTTCCTGGTGGCGGTATCTATGGCACCGCCCGGATCAAGGAATCGGTCGATCCCCTGTGCCAGGGGTTCAAAGCCCTCGCCTTGCGAAGTGGCCACTTTCTCTAACGACTCGGGGAGCAGGGACAACCCGAGGGAGCCCATGTCATGAACGGAGTTCAACGTGGCAAGGGGAACGCCGGAAAGCCCCGCCTCGCGTGCCGCCCATCCAGCCGGGTTCATAACGTCGGAGATAGTCCCGAATAGCGTAGAGCCTCCTTGGCTGTTTGCAGAACGGTACGCGCTATTCGCCGCCAAGGCCGCCCTCCACTCATCCGGAGAGCGGAACGGGTTGAATGCGGCATTGATGAAATAGTTTCCTTCGTCCCCCAATACGCCGCTCCCGATCCCCCCCTTCCCGAGCACCCCCGCCTCGGTAACGAGGTTTGCGGCAAGGTCCTGGTATGCCCCGGGATCGCTGTTCCTTAACCCGATGACATATTGCCGCCACGTATCGTCGGGGATGAATCCGTTGGCTCCGGCAAGGGGCGACAGGGCCGATTTGTAGTTGGTCGTTGTGTCAGACGCCATTTTATCCACCAATCAGGTTGCGGAGGAGTTGATTGTACAGGGCCGTGGAGTCGTCCTGTCCCATAAGGTTCCGGGCATACATCCCGAGCAGGCCGCTGCCGAGGTTCGTCAGCGCCGATGCCGTCGAATAGGAGTTGGCGGCCGTCCCGCTAGTGGGCAATTGGAGAGAGGGCATCGTCGGAACGGGGAACGAGCCCGAGGTAAGCGGGGTGTTGGCATACTCCTCAAGTTGCGTCAGGGCGTTTGCCTTTGTCTGCAATCCCGACTTTGCTAGTCCCGTCAGGCCGGATGCTACGGAGGAGCCTTGCAACCCACGCGATGCCGTGTCTTCCATCAACTTGTTCTTGGCCGTCATGAGGGACTGGTTAATGTTCGCCATGGTGGACGCCTTCGAGGAGGCCATCTTGTCGGCGTTCGGGTACCGGTCGGCTTCGTAATACTGCCGCTGTAGAGCTAACTGGTTCGCCCAATTGCTCATCTGTGAATTGTAATTTGCGAGGGCGTTTGATGTGGCATCGCCGCTCGCCTGGGATGCGGCGTTTCTCTGCGACAGGAGCCCGTATGCGGTGAGGCCGAGACCCCCGAGGCCGAGGGACGTCTTGCCGGATGGCAGATAATCTTTCCATCCCGCCGACGACGGAACGGAGGCCCCATAGTCAATGTCCGTTCCAGCCGGAAAACCAGAGGCGGCCATGTCCGATAGCGATGATCCGACCGGAATATCATACAGACCGGCATCGCTCATGTCCGAGACGGGGAGGTCATAGTAACCGGCGTCCACTTCGCCCGACAAATTCCCAAGAACAGAGGGACCGGACCCCCAGTCCATGAGATTGCTGATATAATCACCCATTGCCCAACCTCCTCTCCGTATTGACGGAAACCGGCTTTAGCCCGTATTTTTTAACGAACCCGTCGGGCCGGTCCATGTTGACCTCTGCCCGGATTTTGTCTATTTTGTTTGCCTTCGCCCATCCGGACACCGCATCCCACATTTCCTGCGCCAATTCCGGCCTGTCGGGATTGCGCCATGCCCTGTAAATCCTGACTTCCGAAAAGTGTTTCAGGGACGACTTCAGGAGAGACAGCATCAGATAGGCGTCAATTTGCCCCGCGTCGTCCTCCCACACGAGGATCTTGAAATCCTGCGCGACAGTAAGCCGCTTGCGGTTTAACATGGCATCTATCCACGTCAGCTTGTCTTTGAGCGGCATCTTTGCGTCCCCCGGTTCGCGGCTCATTACGTCCACCTCAATGGGAACGATTTTCAGGATGTCTTCTATGGAGGTGACTTCCCTCATGACATCAACCCCGCTGCGGTCAGGGCGGTTATGATCGAACTGATCGCCGCCCTTGCCTGTGTGTCCACGGTAGCCCCCCCGGTTGGCGCGGTGACTGCGGCGGCTGGCAAAACCCATAAATAGCCGTCCACCTTCATCAGATTGCTCCCGATATTCAGGGTAAGCACGTCCCCCTGATCGCTGAACACATCTCCAATGGACAATCCGCCTGTCCTGTCCTCGAATAATTGGCGGATAAGCTCCCAAATCTGCCGTTTCAGTTCGTTTGGATCTTCGGCGGTTAGTGGATACGGTACTTCTGCCATTGCCTCATTCTCCAAAATTGTCGAAACTGATCGCCCACGGCTCGTAAATATAGAGACTGGACGAGTCGGCGCAGGTTATTCCGAGGGAGAACCGATAGCCGTTAAACTGCCCGAGGGGGATTCGCTTCCTGGTTCTCGTGGAATGATTCAGCGTATAGGTTGGGGTTTGGGCCACATCGTCGGCGTAAACCGTGACCGTCACGTCCACGCCTCCCGTGTCGATGTCGTAATAAAGATATTCTGTTTGTTTCTGCTTCAGGACGTCCTTTGCCACCCGGTCGCCGGTCCTCAAAGAGACGGCAATGGTCTCTGTCCCGCTTTCTTCGTACTGGTATCCGTCCGACTTCCCAAAATACCGGATGCCCGTTGGGACGTGGTATTCGAGGGCCGTGAACACAAAATCGTCATCATAAAACACGAGGTTCGGGTATGCGGAGAAGTCGATGGTGAGGACTTTTGACAGAGTTGTGCCTGAAGTTGGATAGGCGAACTTGTACCGTCTGCCGTCCCATTCGGACACACACGAGGCAAGGGATGAAATTGTGGTCCTGAAGAGGGCGGTCCCTATCTTATCGCGCGTGATGTTCCTTGAAACGGTTCCGTCGAAGATATAGATTCCATCGTACCACAGCGAGATAATGCCATAGCGCGTCCTTTTGGCGGTGTGTTTGTTGATGCACCCCACCTCGGAGAACGTCTGCCTGACCTGCCAGGTAGAGGAGGACGTGCCCTGCAAGCGCCTCCATTGGTCCGCAGAGGCAATATAAAGCTGGTCCCCCCAGTCCAGGGCACAGACCAAATCAACACCCACAGGGGCCACTCCAATCTCTTCGGAGGCCTCAAAATTGAACGGCAGATATGGCTCCGACGGATAAAGCGTGTTCCCCTTGATTCCAAAAACTCTTTGCAGGTATGCCACACAGTCAACGAAGCCTGTGGGGGGAGGCTGATAGTCGGTAGATTCTATCGGATCGGAAAGCAAAAGGTCGGCGTCCGAAACGTCGTCCGTATAGGTCGTGGTGGTGTTGTCATGGATGGTGGCAACGTAATAGGTCAGGATTGTTGCCGTTGACATCCGGTACAGTTTCCGCTTGATCGTGATCCCGGTCCCCTGGTAATTGCAGGTCCCTATCCCGGCCCACGAAATCTTCTGGCTTGAAACCGTGACGGAACCGGCCGGGGAGGGACCCGTCTCATAAATGCGACCGTTCGGAAACGTGATTTGAAAGGTATAATAAAGGGAGTAGGTTCCGCTTGGATTCCCGCCCGCCCCTGCCACCCCGGTCGGGGCCTTCGTTGGATTGTCCGCGCCCCACTTGTACCAGTTCCCCTTTGTGAAGCATCGGTTGTCCGAACCGTTGGCAAAAAAGGTGAACTCGTCATAATCCGCCCATCGTGGCCGGTTTGCATTGGACAGGGTTCCAAGGGACGTAAAATCTCCGTTGTCTGGGACATAAAGTCCGCAATACCCGTCCAAATCCCATTTGTAATAATAATTCCCCTGGGCGGCAGCGAGCACCCAGTTGATGTATCTATGAAGTCCGTTGATGGACGGTAGCGCGGTCGTGTTGACGGCCGTTTTTGGTTCCCTGGCGGTAAGTCTGCCATCGGTCTCAAAGGAAAGGCCGGATGCCGCGACAAGCTCTCCGTCCTCAAGAAGGAGCGGAGATCGCCTCGACACGATTCCCTTATCAAAGGTGATGGGCTCGACAACACGCGCCATCAGGGAACCTCCTTGCGCCACGGCATATTCTTCGTCCAATTCCAGACTGCGGGGGTTGCGCGAAGGTTTCTGCCGGAAAGAGGTCTCTTGCGCCGGTCCTTGTAAGCCTCAACCTCGTTCTTAAATAAGGCTTGCAGGTACAGGGACCGCTTAAACTCCGCAGAATCTTCCGGATTGCTGGAAAGTAGATCGGCTGCCGCAAAATCGGTGATGGCCTCCTGATATTCCCGTGGAACCTCGGAATACTGGTCGGTGTTGTCGCCACGCGCCACAAGCACCTGTGGCAGGCGGTAGTATTCGATGAAGAGGTTCTTGTCGGCCACATCGACATCAACCGAAACGCCCGCCTGGGTGGGAAGAATCCATTCGTCCGCCCCGTCGATTCTGACAATGACGCCCACGTCCTGATTGAACGCATAGAGCGGACACACCCACGTAACGGCGGCTCCGTAATCAGAGGAGAACGCAACGGAATCTCCGTCGCTCTCCGGGATTGGGTAAACGCCAAAGGTTAGTCCCGCACCATAATTCCTGTCCAGATAGACCCTTGCCGGAGTCCCGGTGTCCGTCCTCCAGTTGGAAACATCGTCGTTCAGTTCCTCGATGGAGGTAATTTTTAGTTCCTTGTACCCATCAGCCAATGACGAATCGTAATAATAGACCGCCATCAGGTCGATGAAGTCCTCCGGAAGCCGATACGTTCTGAAATTGGACTTCAGTTCGATGATTGCATAGGTCCGCAGGCAATTGGTCTGCCGGACGAAACGCTCCTGCCCACGGTTGATCGCGTCGTCTATCCAATCATAGTCGGCTGCCCCTCCAGTCGGTGAATGCCTTGTGGTGTCCTTCACGCGGAGCTTCCGCAGGGCAAGGGCGCGAAGCCCTCCAAGCGTGTACCCGCTGAATACACCCGTGGACGGGGTGGTTACGGTAGGCATCGTGCCCTCCTATCTGACCAGCAGCATTACCTTCCCGCCGTTGAGATTGGACGCATTTGTCGGGCAAACCCCATTCCGCACCTTGATAGGCTCCGGAAAGGCGTCACCAACCATGTCGTCCCCCGATAAATCGAGGATCACAACCCCGGATGCGGCTTCGTCGGGAAGAACCTTGAACTGGTCCGAATCTACAAGGGTGAGGCGCATGGAAGTGGAGCCCGTGGCCTTGGCTCCGTAAATCTCGCATTTTCCTTTTTTGAACGGGAACGCATGGCCGCCCGCGCACTGTGCTGGATACATTGTCATTTCCTCCGTAATTTCTTAATGATGGGGAGTTCCGAGTCATAAACCCGCTTGACCCCATCCCCTAAAGACTGCTCTACCCCGCGAACCCACTTCACGAGCTTGTGGACTCCTTCCGGCTCGATGCTCGATGCCTGGTCGGACCCGTACATGGAACGGTCCATCGTGACATGAAATTCCAGCATTTCCGCCCCTAGCCCGACGGCGACCGGCATATAGATGAGGCCGGGATGATGATTCGAGAATCCGACGGGGATTTCCGGGTACAGTTCCCGCAATGTCCCGATGCACCGGAGATTCAGTTCATCCGACTTGGACGGATAGGTGGACGTGCAATGCAGGATGGAATGGATGTTCTGCGCCCCGAGAATGCGGACGGCGTTGTCGAGGTCGTCGTAGGTGGACATCCCGGTTGACAGAATCGCCTTTCGCTTCCTCAGCCCGTTTTCTGTCAGCCTCTTGGCGAGATAGTGCAGATACGGTTCGTCGGTGATCCTGGCCGACGGAACCTTGATGAAACAGCAGTTGATATAGGACAACAGGAAGTCGATGGACGGCTCGTCCCACGGTGACGCGAACCAGCCGATCCGGTTCTTGATGTAGGCGTCAAGAACGTCATATTCCCGCCCCTCAAATTCAAGGCCGTACTTCTGGTCCCGGTTCGTCTTGCCCCATGGCGACTCGCGGGGCGCGTCCAGTTCCTCTTTCGTGTAGGTAAGGTCAATGGTGCGCTTCTGGAACTTCACGTAGTTGCACCCGGAGGCCACGGCAACGTCAATCAGACGCTCAGCGAGGTCTATATCTCCGTTGTGGTTGATTCCGATTTCTGCGACGAATTCGACCATAAAAAGGTTTCCCTTTCTTCATGGCCGAGCAAAAGGTGGGCGATGAATAGGTTATGACGGCCTAGCGGCGGTCAGGTACGAAATATCCCCAAAGGTGGTCTTTCTCCACCCCGGAGTCAACGGGCCTCATGCCCGCCTTGCCGATCTGCTCCCTCCACCATTCTTCCGACATGAGCGTGATGTGGGCGCATACCTTCCCTGCAATCGGACTCTTCTCCTCCACCAGCGATACAGCGAGAAACGAAACGCCACGGCAAACCCGCTCTATCTCACCGAGAAACTTTCCCACGTTCCAAACGGGGACGTGCTCAAGGACGTCCATGCACAGTACAAAGTCAAAGGCTTTTGATGCGAAGGGCAGGTTGGCCCCGTCGCCCACAACACAGCGCCTGGATACATCATGGTCCCGCCATAAATCCCTTGGATGGGCAATGTCGATACCGTAGCATTCAATTCCAGCATCGACTGCCAGACGAACTCCAACCCCTGCTCCACAGCCGACGTCAAGTGCGGTTCGGATGTCTCCGGCATGGGTCTCACAGACGATTCTCCATTGGTTTGTGCTGTTTCCCGGCCTATAAAGTCCCGCATCGTACACGCCCTGATAGAACTTGCGGATAATGGTTTCCTGCGCTTCGTGGTCATAGCCATCCAATATCTCGTTCAGGTTGTGGGTCTTATTCTGCGTACACAACGACAAATTCAATACTCCCGGCAGAGAGGTTCGCCATAGTCCCGGTATCTGTGAATGTGGCCAGGATGTTCCCCTGTGCCGTTGCGTCGGGCTGAATGTCCGGATGAAGATGGGAGCACAGGCCGGGACCCCCGAATCCATGCACCAGGTCGCCAACGGCATCAATCCGCTGCGATTTGATGATGTCATCCGTGGCGGGATACCTGCCGACCTTGACTTCCGGCTTCGTGCCTCCGGCAAAGGCGGTCTTGACCCTTGCATAATAGGCAATCGGGTATCGTTCGGGCGGCATCGCCATGATCCAGAGGGGGGCCTCGTATCCCGAATCTGCTGCCGCATTCGCCGCCGCAACAAGCGTGTAGTCGATGGTTTTCTTTTCAGCCTTGACCTGCATTTTTCGCCTCCCGGTCCTTTGGTAATTCCATGTTCAGGCACTCCATGAATACGAGTGTCCTTTTGTCCGTATCAATCGCCGCCCGAAACTTCAGGATAATTCCCTTGGGGGAACGGCAGACGCCATATCGCCCTTTCGGCTCACAGAACGTACAGGTTAAAGCGGAGCATTCGACGTCTGGCATAAATCCCACCTGGAATCGCACCGCAGGCCCGTGTCCTCACGGGTGGCAAAGACAAACAGCGTGGCATAATCCCGGCCATCCCTGCGACTGTAAACCTGCCGGTTCGCACTCAGGATCTTGTACCCGATGCTTTCAAGTGTCCCGAGCCACCAATCCGGAGGCTTGATATTAACGTGATAATGCCATGCGTTGTGGATTGGGGCCACTTCCTCCTGGAGGGCTATCGTGAAGACGTAATGCTTCCTGCTGACGCGGAAAATCTCCCGCAGGACGCCTTCAGTCAACTCCTCCGGAATGTGTTCCATGACTTCAAAACAGCCCACCATGTCGAACGATTTGTCGGCATAGGGGATTGTTTTGCCGTCATAATCCGAGCAGAACGGCTCCACCTTATTTTCGGTCCATTGTTTCGCATTTCTGGAGATGTCGATGCCGTAGGCTTCATATCCGAGGTTACGCAGCGCCCGGACCCCCGCGCCGTCTCCGCACCCGAAATCAAGGATCTTTCGGATGCCGTCATGTTCCATGATGGACAGGTTCTCCCCTGCCGTCAGTTGGCCCCAGTACCCGGCTCCGAGGGTCGAATGGTATCCATGGTGGTCGTATAGTTCCTGATAAACAAGTTTCGACTTCTCCTCCGGGGTCGCGTCCGTCTCAAGCATCCATGCCTCTGAAATGGCAAGCAGGGCATCCGGCAACTTCTTGTAGTCCAGAAACGGCATCAGGGTTCCGTCCGACTCCACGCCAAGGATGCCTTCCGAGCAGTCCACAAAATAGTGCGAATAGGCGAAGGAGTGGATGAAGTTTTCAAGCCACAGTTTGTATTCGTACAGGTTGACGAGGGTTCGGACCTCCTCGCCATAGATGTTCGTCGCCATGACGCAGGGCTTGCCGTCGGAAATCGCCGGTCCCTCCACATAATACTTGTCACGGAATGACAGTTCGTTGGCAACGAACATATACATGGTGCATCGGGTGAACTGGACGAACAGCGCAACGCCGCAATTAAGGGCGTTTCCGCCGCCCACAGGGGCATTCTCACCGTACTTCTCCCGAATCACAACCGCCAATTCCTCGTCTCCCACATCGTATGGGATGACGACGAACTTACCGGGCCACAGGGCGATTGCCTCGGGACAGGCCGCAACGGCAAAAACCCCTGTCACGTCACGGCATGTCTCCGGCAAGGATTCCCACCCCTTCGTCCACTTCCCGGGCGCACCATCCACAAGAAGGCAGTAGTGGGGCGTTACGCCATGATCGAGAAGGAACCGCAGCGAGGAGTTCGTGCAGACGATCTTGAACCGGGGGTCCAGTTCCCGAAGGTGGGCGACGGACTCGCGCAGGATGGGCGATGCGCCGACAAAGATCAGACAGTCGCCTTCGTGGTTGGGAAGATCGGATAGCTTCCCGGCTCCCGTCTCGTCCCATCGCGCCATGTTCTTTCGGGCGTTCCCCTGCCACAGGGCGGGCATTCCGCGCTCCTCGTCCTTGGAGTTCCCCCAGGACATGAAATGGTACATGGACATGTTCACGCCGGTACGGTTCAGGCAGTTGCCACGCTCAACAGCGTCTTTAAGCCATCCCATTGCGTGACCTCATGACCATTTCGCAAATCCGCCAGTCCAACTCGTCGTCCATCTCAAGGCTGTTTTCCCTCGTCATGACGTACAGACCCACCTCGCCGCCGCACCGTATCCCCGAATGCTTGACGGCATACTTCTTTGTCCAGTAGATCGCGCCATTCTCCGCAAACCATGCGCTCCGCTGGTCCCGGTTCGGTCGCTTGTCCGTATGGTAGGTAGCGACGGCCATCTTCCTGCCGTCGAACTCCACGGCGTCCTTGACCCAATAGAAGCCCTTCTCCGGGTACACCGACACGATAGAATCGAAGGTGTCGGGAGCGGCCATTTCGTAGGACCGCATGATGTCCTCTGCGGGACGGAGCGGTGAAGTGGGTTGCAGCAGACACCAGAGGTCGATGTCCTCATGCAGGAGCGCGTAATGCAGAAGAAGCGGGTCCAGCCTCGCCTCGTCGGTCGCAAACTCTGCGGGACGGTTGTTGTCAACGATTACGCCCTCCGGCATGGGATCGAACCCGCCGTCCGATGAAAGGATGATCTTGTCGAAAATGCCTGTGTCCTTGGCCGCGTCCAGCGTCCACCAGTAAAGCGGCTTCCCGCAGAATATCTTGAAGTTCTTGAACGGAATGCCCTTGCTACCGCTACGGCAGGGGATCAATGCGCCTACTTTCAATCGTGTGCCTCCTTCGAGGGAAGGGGGGCGGGTTTCCCCGCCCCGGTTAATGGTTGACTACTTCTCCTTGTAGCGGACCACGACGCCCCGAAGCGTCCCGCCCTGGGCCGTCGCCTTCGTGGACCGCATGATGAGCCACTGCGTCGCCGAGAAGGTCTTGGCTGCCGCCAGGGTCATGGCGTGGTACTTGTTCGTAACCTGCGTGGTCGTGGTTTTGCTGATTTTCAGGGACGCGAACACGGTCGCCGTTCCCGCCCATGACGTTGCCCTGTACAGCTTCACATTGACGTTACCCGTAGTGCTTGCGGGAGTCGTCAGTTTTGCGGCGTAGGCCGCCGTCACGATCACCGACCGGCCAAAAGGAATCCCGGCCAGTTTGGTTGTGGTTGAAGCCAGGGACTTCAGGCTGAACGTACCCGGAAGGGTCAGTTCGCTGTAAACCCCGGTGTTGAAAAGGGGGCAAAGACTCGAAAAATCTGACATTGCTAAACCTCCTATATCCTTGCGGAATGAACCGCATAGATGTCGCTCATGGACGGCCGGAGCACTGCGTTTTCCGTGATCGGCCGTCCGGTTAGCATGATGTTTCTGGCCTGCCTGATCGCCATATGAAGGGGGATCTGCCACATGACCGTCAGTTTCTCCCCCGCCGGAGTGGTGACAGACAGGTTCCCGTGCCTTTTGCTGACCCCGAAGATGCCCGATTCCGTCGCGTTGAAGAAGTATGGGGCTCTCCCCTCCATCGAGACCGATTCAACGTACATCCGCTGCAAGTAGTCCTCGCAGGCCAGTTTCAGGGTCATGAAGTTATATGTCGTGTAAACCTTGTTTCCGTAGATGTCCGGATGGGGCATCCTGAGCCAACCGTCCTTGATGTCGTTCCTGTCTGCGTAGTAGCGGGAATCTTTTCCGTCTGGAAACGATAGGTCGTTCCCTACGAAGATCAGAATCCTGGACCCGCTGATGCGATATGCGGCGGCTACCGCCGTATTGTATTGAGAACAGAGGGCAGGGAACATGATCCCGCACCCATTCACCGGGGAATACCATTTCCGATACTTGCGATCTAAAGCCTTGATAGACGAATAGACGGCAATCCACTTCACCGGACCCGGCCACTTCTCAACAATCTTCGGGTCTGTACAGACGGACGCAATGAGCGTCACGTCCTTTGCTCGCTCGTCAACCGTCTCGAAGAACCTCGCTATGGTCGGGTCGGCATCCATGACCATGCAATAGTCAGGAATGATGCCGTTATCCAACAGGAACCCGAGCCCGGACGAAACCGAGTAGAGCAGGAATCCGCTGTCCCGCTGCAAAAACCGCAGGTCGCTTACTTTTGACCGGACAGAGGGGGCGGCACCGATGATGACCGCCGTTTTGCCGACACCGGCATCCAACAGGTCCGATGCCGCCCACCCTTCCGTTTTTACCCGCTTTCTGTTCTGGCGTGCGTGTTCGATCCAGAGCCGCTCATACTTGCTGCCCGTGTTGTCGGAAATCAGGTTTACGAACCTGTCCCAATCTCCGTTCTGGTCTAACAAGAATCCCGGCTTTGGATCGTTCATCGTTACGTCAATCCGTAAAGGAACCCGTGGCACTTGTCCGCGTTCTTGACTTCCATGGTGTACTGGCCGGAAAGCTGCCACTTCTCATTTCGGCCCGTTTTCGCCATTTTTTCGAGATGCCATTGGTCATTCTTCATGGGCCGCATGGAAATCCGGCTCCGGTCCAGAATGAACAGCTTGTCCTTCGGGCACCACCGATCCACGACAATGGGCATTTCGAGCCCCATGTCGGTCATGAAGACGTTCCGGTAGAAGCCCACCTGACGCTCTCCCTGCTCCACCCGGCGCAGTTCCTTTTCAAAGGATGCCAAAATTCGCGCCTGCGCGGGGCCAACAAGGATGATGGGATCGCTGGTCTCATCGAGCCCACCCACGTCATAAATCTTGTAGGCAAGGCTGTTGATGAGCCCGATGGTAAGCGCGGCTGCCGCATTCGTGACGAGGGTGTCTTCCGCCGTGCCGTCGAGATCCCAGTCCCGGATGAGGCACTGAATGCCAGCCATCGTCCTCCGTTCGAGGTCCCCGCTGAACCCGCTGTTGTAGTACGGGTAGCCGAGCAGGACGGACATGTTGAGTTCCCTCTTGACCTCGAACGTGCGGTACTTGATTTGGGTCTGGAGTTCGTCAACGACAGCCTCCATCGAGATGTTTTTGCGGGTCTGCGTGATCTCCACGGCCCGCTCAAACACCTGCATGAAGTTCTTCCGCTTTCCGCGAATCTGCGACATGTCGGACGAAGCATCCGAGATGTCCTTATAGGGCTGCGCGACGATGTAGCACTTGGTCATCGTCCACGAGGCATGGGTTGTGTTTCCGTATGCCGCGATGGTAACTCCCGTCTCCTTGGACACCGTGGACGCCAACTGAAGCAGGATGTTGGTTCCCGCAGGCTGGATGATGGTTCCGGTTCGCATGAAGCGGGCGAGGGAAGCCGTGGTGTATTTCCCGGTTGAAACCGTAATGACCGTGGAACCGTTGGACTGCGCCAGGATGTAGGCCGGGTTCAACTCGTCCTCGATCCAGTTCACTTCGATGTTCTCCGCAGGCGCACCCATGCGGATATGCCCGAGAAGCGCGGTATCTTTCAGAAGGACCGCAGCCAAGACCTGACTGCAATCAATCTTGTCCAGTTTACTCGACAGGGTGGTGGAATAACCGCCGGGGCCTGTCATAAATGCCGTTGAAGACGACATTGCCATGGTTGAAACCTCCCTTTATGCGCCTAGCCTCTCCTTGAAGAGAGAGCTAATGACGCTATCGACATCGCCTCTCTGCACCGCTTCCGCTATCGCATTCGGTTGAGCCCCAGGGGCTCCTGTATCCGCTCCGCTTCTGGTTGACATTGTGGTATCGGGCATATAAGCGAGGTTTTGGTTTTGGTTCGTTTCCTGCTGGTCTTTTCTGATGAGGTTCTTGAACTTGTCCAAGTCCACATCATCGCCAAACAGTTCACTGATGGACCGCTTCGCGTTTCTCCTCATGGCCTCTTTCCGGTGCTGATCCCCGAGTTTGAAGAGTTGCCTGACGCCCGCTGCGGTCTGGACCGCCTGCGGGTACTGTCGCGCCATGAGTTGCGCGTATGCGTAGCGTTCGTTGAACTCCGCAGGGGATTTCTTGGCTTCTTCCTCAAGAACCCCCTCGATCTGCGCCATCTGAATCCCCTGCCGGACATTGTGGTTCACAACCTGGGCAATGGCGGCTTCGGGATTCTGGATGAACAGTTCGTCAAAGGACTTCTGTGATGCCTGCGGTGCCGGTTGCTGCACCGGGGCCACCTGCAACATGGACAACTGCTCCTGCAACTGCTGAAGCAGAGCGTCCTTCTGCTTGCTCTCCTGCGCTACGCGGGTAGAGAACCCCTGTACCTCCTTGTATGCCTTCAGGAGGTCTTCGGGCGTCTTGAACTGCCCGAGATTCAGTTGGTCGGCTTGCTGACTCTGCTTGGCGGGCTCTGCCTTCTTGGCGGGGTCTTCTGTGTTGGTTTGGGCTTTGTCCTCCGTGTTGGCCTGCACAAAGGCGGCAAGACCTTCCACGTCAGGGAGTCCCTTGGTATCTTCCGACATCTTGTTCTCCTTCTGGATGCCGAAAGGGTGGCTTGCGCGAACCTATCGAATTTTGATTATGGCCGTGAGGGTGATGGAAAACGGCTCGCCAGAGACCTCTTCTATCTCCGTCTTGATTTGGTAACTGACGGGTTTTAGAAAGTCCTTGACGCCGTTCACGATCTCGCTCAACGGAATCACGCCTTTATCAATTGCGATCTTAGGCCGCGTCACCAGCGGCTTGTTTTTCTCTTGCAATGATTTCCTTTCTTGCTTTGATGACCTGCGCGACATACTGCATCAGGGAAATGTACGCCTTGGCGACGAACTTCGCTTCCGGCCCCAAATCATCCATGAGGATTCTCACCGGATCGGCCCTCTGGAGCATAAACTGCTCGACGTAAAGCCAACCCTTGTGGTTCGTGAGGGACTCCAGGGCCGCACCCATTTCCAGGGTGTCCTCCGTGTTCCTTCCGGCCTCATGATCGGCTATCAGTTTCTTCCTGATGCCGCTTCGTTCTGAATCCTCGATGATCTGCCGCTTAAACTGTACCGGGTCCTGCATCCTGTCCTCCATAGCTGACCTGGGAAAGTTGGTTCACGTCCACCGGACCCATGCCGGGATTCGCTGTTGGCTGAAGAAGCTCCGGACGCAGCGGAATAAGCACCTTGTCGATGTTCTTGATGTCCACGTCTTCCAGGGCGTTTCTTGATAGTTCAAGCCAGTCAATCGTGAACGGGTTGATGTTCATCTGGCTGATGGGAGCCACGGATTGCAGATACGTAAGAGCAAACTGCATCTGCTGCTGACGGATCTCCTTGATATGCGTTACCGTCGAACCCATTGGTTTGAACCGGAAAAACTGCCTCACGTCCTCTTCTGACATCTTGAACAGGCCAGCATCCGGCTCCCCGACGATGGATTGGTAAACCTCCGGTTTCATATACCGGCGGGTCAGCATGATGATTCGGGTGGCAATGTTCTCAAGGACGGTAAATTCCGCCATCTTGATTGCCAGGTCCAGGCGGTTCATGGCTGCCTGCTGGAGCTTTATGACCGTTGTGGGCCGCTCCTCGTGCGTCGGCGTCATGCCCCGGGCATACCCAAACATGGAAAGGGCGTTCTCCATGTCGAACCGCACCTTCTCCTCTTCCATGTAGGCGGATTGTGTGACGTCGCCCTGTTCCAGCACCTCTATGTCGCCCAGGTTCTCAAGCGGCCAGATTGCGCCCGAATAGTATTTCAGAAGGTCGTAATTGACGTCCGCTCCCGCCTTCGCCTTGATGACCTTGTTGATAACGAGGTCGATGTTGTCGCGGCGGGCGGAACGAATGAGGTTTTTATCCTCCTGCAACACCTCCAAGACTTCCGGGATTCCCATGCCGAAAAATTCCAGGGGAACCGGCATATACTTGTACTGGACAATCGGCTGATCGTAAGGAAAGGGCTTGACCACCTGCAACCCGGCCGGACCCTGCACGCCTTTGTTGGAGTCCCTGAGAACAACAGCCCTGTTGGCTGTCGTGATAATATGGCCGCCCGACATGTAGTGAACCAGTTCGATGTTGTCGTTATTGGGCTCGTAATTCTGGACGCCAACCTCGGAAAGAAGGCCCTGGTGCCAGTTGTTTTCCGATCCGGAGCCGGAGAGGAAAGACTCCAGTTTTTTCTGAGAATCAACTATATTGCCCCGGCGGGCCATGTCGACGGCCTCTTCCCGGGTCATAAATTCGCGGTAGAAGACGCCGAACGCCTTGGTAATCCTTCGTGCCCCGACAATCGGCATGACATTCCAGAAGTCGATCACCTTGATGAGGGGACGGATATAGTTGTTCTTGTCGTCAAACTTCGGAAACACTCCGACGTAGGACGTTCCGTAAATTCCGGCGTTCCTGAAATAGTCGGACATTTCCTCGAAAAACTCCGTCTCTTCGTGGGCAATCTGATAATTCAGGCACGTCTCGATCTGCTGCCCGATCTTGATCGGATCAAGGCCGGTATAACGCAGTTCCATGAGTGAGGTCTGCCTGGGAACGACGGAATAGAACGGGTAGGTTCCCAGGAGGCTCTGCATCATGGTGGCGGTTGAATCCTCGATGAAGGCCAGAATGTCGCGGGTGCGCGTCCGGTTTACATACGGCCAGTCTGCGTCATCCACCGCAGACCCGAATCGGTAGAGGCGGTAGTGCCGCTTCGCCCGCAGGAAATACGGCTGGCAAAAATCTTCCGCCTTCGACAGCCGGGAGAGGAGCCAAGTCAGCTTCTTGTATTCTGTTTCGTCAGGTCTTGGCATTCTTCAGGGCCTCCCGGTACTTTTCCAGCGCGGACACAATGCCCTTCAGGTGGCGCAGGACCAATTCGATCAGAACTTCCTGTTCTTTTACGCTCAAGCGACCCTCCGCATCTTTCTGGCGCTGTCCATCTTGGCGGTCAGCATATCGACAACCTTCTTCTGGTCCTCGGGGCTCCGATACACCGGGAACTCAAGGGCTGCGTACCGCACGCAGTCGCACCAGTCCTTGTATTTCTCCTCCGGCTTGTCGGCATCCTCCTTGTACTGATAATTGAACATGTAATTTATGAGACCCTTCGTTCCGCCGCACCCGCGCTTCGCAAACAGCATCCCGGGCTTTGTCGCTCCGGTAAGGGTTGAATACTGTGGCTTCAGGTACTCCCGGACGATTTTGTGCCCAAGTTCAACGTCCCCGGGCGAAGAATGGGAAAGGCGGATTCGTTTGATGCCCGCCCGTTCAAGCTCTCCTTGCCATGACTTCTGTTCCATCTGCGTCTTCTCGCCATGCTTCTTGTCGAGAATGACGTACTGGGGCTCCGAATAACCGTTGAGTTCCCGAAACGACCGCACCGTATTGGCTGAGTCCTCAATGGCCCCGGATAGCAGCAATTGCCCGTACCAGAAGATCCGGTGAACCTTCTTTCCGAAAATCTCGATTTCCTCCGGACTCACGGCACCAAATGCCCAGTGGCTTGGACGGGCATCGTGCGGATCAACCGATTCGATCTTCATCCAGCCCTTCGGGATGGAAAAGTCCTCGTAGATGTGGGCTGTGCGGTCCAGTTCCTTGTAAACGAGCCCGGAAAGGTGTTTCCAGATTCCGTTTTCACGCGCCTCCCGCTCTTCCGGGTCCAGGCTTTTCAGGTATTCGTCGATCCCGGCCTTGGGCATGAATCCCATGATGCGATTGCATTGCGGGCAGCGGTTTAGGGTGCGTTCAATCTCGTTTTCGGGGATCAGGATCTTGCAGGAATGGCAGTAATCCCGGCAATTATCCCAAATCTTGCCCCTGATGACGGCGATTTCGTCATCCAGGGCGTCATCCTCGGTATTGAGAGCAAATTGGCTGAGTTCCGGGTTCAAATGTTCGGCACCTTTTCGGCCTGAAATCGTAAATTCCGCATACGTTATGCGATCCGTCCCAATGCAAGAACGGACACGGGTAGTAAAAGAACACCACCCTTACCGTCTCGCCCCGATTTCCAGTTCCGCCGGCGTAAATTCCAGCTTCTTCCCGCATTCGGCCAACATCTCGATGTCCGGCCTGCCGATTGATCGCCAATACTCCCGGTCCTCCGCGTCTATCGGGGTGGCTGGGTTCATGCAGCATCGCCCGCACTGGACACATTCGGTCATTTCAGATACCCGGCCCCCAAAACAAAGCCTCAAAAGACATGTGCCGCCCTCCGCGAGAACTTGTCGAAGATGTAGGGCTCCTTCAGCGGGGTCATCGTGAACCAGGACGGAGCATTCGTGACAACCTTCCCGCGCTCCGCAGCAATCAAAATCTCCTCCGGGGGCGGCTCGTCCCAATGAATCCAATGGGCATCGATTCCCTCGAAGGTGGCCGGCCGCTGGTCGTAAGACCTGAAATAGGCAACCGAACCACACTTCCTGCCGTCCACATCAAAAGGTAGCGTCACCTTGATAACCGCCCCGGTCGGCCCGGGCTTGAAAACGGGCTTGCAGAAATCGGGGATCAACAACCTGAACGTCGGCTCCAACTTCTCCGCGATGGAGTGCATAATGGTTTCGCCCGCCACCATCCCGATATTCGGAACCGCAACGTCAATCTTGTAGTCCGGGTCGTCCTCCTTCAGCCACGGCCTGTAGCCGATCATGTGGGCGATGTCCTCACCAACCCCCATGTAGGTCTTCCCCAACTTGTTTCCAGCCTCCAAGATGCGCCTGCGCGGAGTCCTGCCCCGACTATTCTTGACCCGGATGAAAATCTCCTGTACCGGATTCATCTTGAGAAAGAACAGGGGATACCGACGCTTGATCTCCAGCTTTAATTCAGCCTTGCGCCGCACATCCTCGTCTGTCAGCCCTTCCTTCTTCACCGGAACCCCTTTTGCCGAGCGGGGGGAATTTTCAGAAGCCTTTTATGTGGGGGGCTCATTAGGGGGATATATGATAGCAACACCCCATGTACCCCCACCCAACCCGGTCCCTCTGCTTGGTTTACATAATTGGTAATTATCAGACAAGCCCGCGTAACACGCCATACTCATTGATCTTTTTCGAGCCCTTACAATCCATCAACACACCACCCTGTTGATAACCCGATGCCCTATGGCTGGTGTGTCAATCTGACTCATCCCTGATCTCCCGGATGAGCTTGCCGACTATACCAATGTTTTCGGTACTTTCCCCGCGTTCAAGCCTTTCCTTATCATACGCGATGCCTACCGACATCATCTTGACCTGGAGGGGGGCTTTTTTGATTTCCTCGTCCGTGATGTTTTTCAGTATCCGGTGTTGCAACCCGGCAAAAACGTCTGCCCGGTGCGCCTTAAACTCTTCGTTCTTTCGCGCGTCAATTTTGTATTCGGCCAGGATGCGGGAAACTGTGGATCGCTCAACATCTTTGAGGTCTGCAATTTGCTGGTGGGTAAGCCTCGGGTTCTCTGTTGCGATGGTGACGATTGCCTTTTTTTCTTCATCGCCGAGGTGGGATCTTGGGCGGCGTTTCGTTGTGACTTTGTGCGCGGTCTTCGGTTTCGCCGCCTGTGCCGCCATATCTCTTGCCTCTCGGCTCGTGTTCGGTGCCCGTTGTCCGGGCACGCCCTGGCCGCATTGTTGCCGGTCGTCAGGGTGTTGTGTTTGGCTACTGATCGCTGTTTATGGTGTCGCTGTACCTGTCCCGCTGTACCTGTGTACTGTGCATCCTGTTTCGCAGGCACCACTCACACCCGCCGTGGTTGAGGCAGTAGTGGCTCGCCTTACGGTTTCGGGCATCCTTGTCGGTGTAGATCCTGAGCACCTGTCCGTCGTTTCGGTTGTTCACGTATGCTTTCCGTGTGGTCCTGCTCATCCTGTCCCTGATCCGTTCGTCCCTTGCTGTCGTCGCTCATCGGGGCGTTGCCCCGTTCGCTTGGACAACCCTTAAGGTGTGTTGCTGTTGGGGGGATTATAAGGGGGGTATTTTGGGGAAATACGGATATTACCAGCAGGGGTACGCAAACAGTACGTGGATCATAACTCTTTTCCTATTGACAGGGGGGGCGGCTCACGTGCATCAGTTTTTCATGCCTTGCTCGGTCCCATTCGTCGTATAAATCATGCCTTAGCTCCCATCGGCCGTCTATTTTTACGACCGGACAGCCCTCGTGCTTCGCTAGGTGCATTATCACTTCCCAGGACCGTCCGATGGTGCTGCGGATTTGCTTTTTGCCCACACTCTTCGTCACCATATCTCCTCCATAAATTCATCAACCGCCAATGGAATCATTGATGCAGACGACACGTGAATGCGCGGGGATTTTCCGTCAACGTACCTCGTGTAGATCGCTTGGCAGGTTTGGCATTCTACGCGGTATCCGACCCGCTCCTTGTCCCAAATTTCGGCAAACTCGGTATTCGTTGATCCGCACAGGATGCACACCATGATTTCCTGTTCGTCTGGTGATTTCATCGCGCCCCCTTTCTCGGAAACGTCCACCTCATAGCGCACCATCATGGCATTAGATCGAAATCCGTTGGATGGTACCGCGGTTTCTCGTATACCGGCATTTCGCGTACTCTCGTTTCCATGCCTCCGATTGGGCACCATTCGGGAAAGCTAAAATTTTCGGGCAGCAAACGATCGTCTGCCCTGCAGCACCCGGGAACATATCCTTTCAGCATCACCAAATTATTGCATCCCGCACAATCGTAAATCACCTTGTCTTCTCTGAGGATTTTTTTCTCTCTCATAGCGCCTTTCCCTTTCGTCTAATCTCCCACCTCATAGCGCACCATCTGGACCGTCGGAATAGCCGCAGGAGCTTGTGCAGGAGGGTCATGGGGCTACCTCCATTCCACTTCCACTTGGATTGAGTAATTCTGTTTCGTGTCATCGAAATAGCCCCATACTGTACGCTCCGGAAGGTCGTGCTTTTTCGCTAACGCCTTGACAAATAATGCCTTTGCCTGCTTTTCGGAATAGGCGTACCGTCGCAGAATGTATGTCTGCCGGTTGAAATTGAACTGACCCATGAACAGGTGTTTCACCCGTTCCACGCTTCGGACATGGCCGTCATTTTCGTGTTGATGATCTTGACGTGCTTCCATTTCCCCTTCACCCCTCCAAGATCCGGATTGCGCGGGATCTTCGCGTCAACGATGGTCAGTTTTGTTGCCCGCATTTGGTCGTCGTAATCCATAGACAGATACAGGCGGGACTTCTCCATGCTGAAATCCGCGCCCCTGGCAAGCATCGCGCCCGCTTTTTTCTGCACGGCAATAACGGCAATTCCGTTTTTTAGTTTCTCGTGGATTGACCTTATATACTTGGCGATTTCATAAAAATTGTCATGGATTTCAAGGAAGTCGATGATGAATATTTTCTTCTCGTCATTTACCCGGTCGTGGAAGTTTCCGTGTCTCTTGATCATCTTGAAATTAATGTCAGATGCAGACCTGTAGCCCATGTCCCGCATCCTGTCTGTGAACTCCTCGTTTTCCATTTCGCTGTTCATGTATAGGACCGGCACCCCGTCTTTGCTGTTGCTCTTGGCAATATTGAGCAGTAAAGCGGTCTTGCCGGATGACTTGGAACCGGCTACGACAATGATGTTTCCTGGATAGATTTTACACAGGGCGGAAAGCCCAAACGGTAGGTGGAGCGGAAACTCGTGAAGGGTTGTCTCGATAAACACCATTTCATCATCGGACGCCCGATCAATCTTCCTGTATGATCCCTCACGCTCTCCGACGCGCTCAATTATACCGTCGTCGGCAAGTCGCCTTAGCGCCTGTTGGACTGCCCTTTTGAAGCCTTTTGAAGCCCCAGTTACCGGTTGAAGCTCGTTGTATACCGTTGAAGCCTGGAAAACGCCTCTTGAAGCCTCCACCCACTCCCTAACTTCATCGGAAACGCTGTTCTCTCTGGCCCCTTTCCGCTTCATCGCGGACTCTATTTTTGCATTGATTTCGGATAGTTCAAATGGGGGGTTGCACGCTAACGCAAGCCTGTAAAGGGTTTCGTATGCCTCGGTAGGCTCACAACCACCTTTTATCAAGCAGTTAGCAATGTGAAACAAATCATTATCGCGGCGACCTTCGGAGAAAAAAACGGGCGATCTTTGAAGCCTCCCTGCTGGCTCCTCTACATGCAGAGATTTCCCTATCCTTATATTTAGTTTATTTATTATATATATAAATAGCTTGGGTTTGGCGGCGGCATCCAGGGGGGTAATCCACTCATAAGCTGCTCCATCTGATCGAACGGAAGGGGGCGCGACGATATACCCGCCTTCACCCCTCCAATCAATTTTCTGCTCTGGATCTGAACCAACGGTTATTCCTTCTTCGTTTGCACAGTAAACATGTCTTCCTCCACGAGGCGTTTTTGACGTTGGCGGATTTGATCCGTTCAGATTTTCCTGCACGCGCTTGTAGGCTTCATCTGAATCGCAATCAATGACACACAGGTCTGATATTTTCCCGGTAACGATACCGATGTTTGCATTTGGTTCGTTGCTCCACCAGGAAATGAGCATTGCTTTAGTGGCCCGTTCTTTCTGGAACGCCTCCCACTTGACGAGCGGTCTCTTGTCTCCCTGCCTTAATGGAATCACAGAATATCCCATTTCAAGGTATTTCAGGGCTTCTTCAAGAAGCGGATTCTTCAATTAATACACCATTTTCTCTGTATCTTCTGATGAAATAACTATGGATTTCTTCGTCCGTTCCTTCAGTCAAAACGGAAAGTTCGCCCTCGATGTCTTTCCCCCATTCAGAACGCCCCTGCGATCTCTTGATGGTGCGCCGTCAATGCCAGCCCGAGCGCCGCCCATTCATCAGCCTTGATGCCATATGTAGGGCCGGGAATTGCCTTCTTGCCTTGTGGCCCTACTTTATCAATCAGGGCTTGCCGGACATTTGCATCCTTGGCTCTGACTGAATTACACAGAAACAACTTGACTTCTCGCCGGGGAATCAATTCGTAATGGATGCCAAAATCGACAGCGATTTGAATGAATCTCCCGATCCATACGCAGGTTTCAAAGACTTCCTTCCCAACTGGCATCCCGTAACTCGCAATCATTTCAATGGCTAATACGTCATACTTCAAGATTGCGATGAAGCAACCGATAGCTTCATTCTTGTCCATCCTGTGCTCTACAATCTCTTTGCCGTCCCATAGGACCATTGCCGATCCCACAGGCCCCGGGTCAATGGCTAGTATCTTCAAACGCTCGCCCTCCTTGCCTTGCTTGCCGGTATGGCAATTTCATAGATCGGCGCATAGCTACGCGCATCCAGGATAACATTGATGTTCGTGCATTTTTTGCACAACCTGTTTTCGCGGGATTCGGATTCAAACGGTTTTTTGCAACGGAGGCAGGGGATTAACTTCCCGGTTTTGGCCTTGACGGGGATGCGGGACAACTTGCTTCTTGCGTAATCTTCCCGTTTCCGCTTCTTCTTTTGGGCCTCACGGCATTCGGGCGAGCAGACATTAGCGCGTGAGCCATGCCATTTGCGCTGAAACGGGGTTCCGCAGAAAATGCAATAGACGGTCGGAGGGGTCACGTTCGCCCCCCGATCTGTGGCAGTTTTGTAGCAGAATGTAACGGGATTAAACTACGCGGAATGATTGAAATAATGGCGGAAGTGCATGGGAATCGAACAAGCGTTGCGGTAGAAAAACGCTTATGATTCCGCAGCTTCCGAGGGCTCTTTTTTTGGTGTGGCAGTTTTGTAACCATAAACCCTTCCCATGATGCGTCGTTTTGATGCAAGTTCCGCCTGGGCGTAATGCAGGACAGAATCTCTCCTTGTGTGGCCGGTGAGCATCTGCAATTCATCTATCGTGCCGCCCAATTCGTTGATGAACTGACTGCACGATGAGTGCTTTAGGCCGGCGTACATCCTGATGGTTTCCCCGCAGGATCGGGCGGCTCGGTTCCAGGCGTCAACGAGATAGTCAGACTGGTAGCGTTTGCCAGCAAGCCTGCTTGCGGAATGGGTAAAATAATATGGGCCGAAATGTTGGTGTAGTCTTGTGATCCACACCTTAAATTCAGGGTGACAGGGAATGATATGCACCTTGTGTGTTTTGGTATGGGAGACGAGGATTTTTCTTGAGACTCCGCGCCTAATTGTGAAACAGTCTTGCTCTGCATCGTAATCCTCCTTGTGTAGTGCAATGGCCTCGGAGGGCCTGCGTAGGTGATACTTAAGCCACCAGAAAATCGGCTGATGCTCAACCGGGATCGCGTCGATGATAGCCCGCTGCCGTTCCTCTGAGATCCAGACGACAGCCTTTTCCTGAATGTTGTATTTCTTCTTTTCCGGAAACGGCGGCATTGACAGGATGCGGCTTGATTTCCAGGCATATTTCAGGCAGGCGTGTAAGGCATACATCACGTTCAGCTTGCCTTTGCCGTCCCTCTTGATGTCGTTCATCAGCGCACAGAGGGTGTCATACTGGATTTCATTCAGGCTGATCGCCCTGCCCATGAACCACGGGATCAAGTGCTTTTCAACGCTGTTCAGGTAGTCGTGATAGGTCGCCGGGGAAAGGTCCGGCTTTTGGGATTTGAGCCATGTTCGCAGGTACGGGATAACATCCGTCTTGCCGTGGGTGTATTTTTCAACCCTGAATCCTTCCCGGTTGTCCTCATAGTCGGCCCGCATGGCAAAGAGCAGCTTGTGGGCAAGAGCGGAGCCATAACCGGGCTTTTTATCGTCTTTGCAGACCTCGCCCTTGTATCGGTAAATCTTCGCATTGCCCCATTGGACATACCAAAGGTCTCTTTTCGGCACCTGATGCACACGCCCCTTGCTCATTTCCAGACCTCCTCCTAGTGATCCCCGGAGGTTCGCATATTGTCGGGCAGCGGTCAATGAAATGGTCACAGGGGTGGCTCTCGTGTTGAGATAGGTAACATCAATGTGACTCTTAGTGCAAAAAAACACGGTCACACCGGTGTTACCCGTTGAACGAAAAAAAATTGTTACTCCTGCTCCTTCTTGGCAAGTTCAACGACCTTCTTGTACAACTTCTTATCTTTTCTCAACTTATCCAACAGGGGCGTGTTCTGGCTAAACCACGCCGTTCTGCTCAGTTCTTCCCGCTGTGCATCCGACAGCGGCTTCCCGCTCTTCTTCTCTACATATTCTACGCTCACCCGCAGTGCCTCCATGAACTTAACGAAGTAGTGTGCCGTAAAATTAACGGTTCCGTTTTCTCCGTCACCGAGATCCGATGACCTCTGTTTAGGCAGGCCGCATAAACGGACTAGTCCGATCTTTCTTAGGCCACGACTTGCCGCCTCAGACCAGAACCAGGGTAAGTATTCGGAAAATGTGACCTTTTTAACCAAAACCATTGACACCTCTCTTTCAACTGGCCTGCATCCTACCTGATTGAATCCACAATGTCAACAAAAAAATTCACACCCGTGTGTTTTTTCTCTTGACAAACGGTCACACCCCTGTTACTCTGCCCCCAACAGACAGCAACCCAGGAGGACGGCATGGAGACAGCGTTAGCAACTAAGGCCATGACCTACAAGGAGGCGAAGGCCTGTGTTGATGGTATCAATTCCAACATGAACAACATCCGGGCGCTTGTACTGGACCTTTACGAGCGCAAGGGATGGGATGCCCTTGGTTACGAAAGCTGGCGGGAATGTGTCGTCAAGGAATTTAAGCAGGGAGAAAACTATCTGTACAAGCAGTTGGCGGCGGCGCAGGCCGAAAAGAATATTTGTACCACGGTACAAATTCCGGAGCGTCAAATCCGACCCCTCACCCGCCTCAACGACGATCCCGAAAAACAGCGTGTAGCATGGCAGAAGGCCGTGGAGACCGCCCCGGAAGGCAAGGTCACGGCGGCGCACGTTCAGAAGGTTGTCAGGGAAATGGTGGAGCATCCCGCCCCGCGAATCCGCGAACAGGACAAAATCAAGGCCCCGTCCTACGCGATGGATATAGCAACCTTCGTAATCAGTCACCTTGAACGCATTCAGAAAGACGATCCGAAACACGACGAAGCCCTTGATTACGTGGCCGCGTGGATCGCCAAGCAAAAAGGAGGAAAGAGATGATTAAGGTCATGCAGACCCGCAATTACGAAATGTTTGAACTCATGCCCTTTAACCGAGACGTGGAAAAGACAAGGCACCTTGAGCGGTCCATGTCAGAACACGGATGGATCGACGCCTACCCCCTCCACGTCAAGCGCAATGGCGGCACCAAATTCCTTATCAAGGCCGGACATCATCGTTACCATGTAGCCAAGAAACTTGGCATACCCGTCAAATTCGTTGTCTGCGACGACGACGCCACGATTCACGAACTGGAAAAATCAACGTGCTCGTGGACGATGAAGGACTACCTGATTTCCTACTGCCGTCTTGGGAAAGAGGACTACATCCGCGTCAAGTCCTACTGTGACACAACGGGAATCGGATTGCAGAACGCCGTCTCCATGCTCGGAGGCCATAGCGCGGGAAGCGGCAATTTCACCAAGGCGTTCAAGGACGGCACCTTCAAAATCAACGACAGAAAAAAGCACGCCGAAACGGTCAAGGGAATCATCCTGCATTGTACGGCCTGCGGAATCAAATTCGCGCCCACGTATCTTTTTGTTCAGTCCATTTCCAAGGTCGCCCAGGTCGGCGGCTTCGACATCCAGCGGTTCAAGGCCAAGATCAAGACCTTTGCTCAGTTCATGGAAAAAAAGGCCAACCTGCAACAGTACCTGGAACTGATCGAGGAAATTTACAACCGGCAGGCGCGGGAGAAAATCCCACTCGCATTCCTGGCAACTCAAGCAGCAAGGGAACGGAACGTAATCAAGGTTCGCAAGCCTTAACGGCAGCGATATAGCACCAACCCCGTTGACCTCCTCTCAAGCATAATGGTCACGCTGGCATAAGGCCAGAAGAACCGATGGGCGCAAGAGAGGTAAGGCGGAAACCCAAAGTCGGGGATCAGGGGGCGGGTGACGCCGCAAGTGGTCACGAAGCAGATTTCGTTACCAGCGATCTTTGAACATGGGGACTGCTCGAAAGAGTGGGTAAGGGAGCAGGTTGAGTCGTAAGAAAGGCTTTTGAGTGTGGAACCTGCCGGTCCCCGCCATGGTCGCCGTAGTTTATGGAGAACACCCTGCGATAAAGGCGGGGAAGTCCCGGGGGAATACGGGCGGCGACTCCAATCATGGGGGTCAGTTGTGAGCGCAAGGCGCCGTTGGTGTCAGAAAAAGCCGGGAACAAATCGCGCAAACCGGCAGCCCCCACCAATAACCGGGATGGGTTACAGCCAACAGGCCCCGGCCCGGTAAATGACAGCGGCGGCGTGGAAAGCAGACACGCGCAGGTGAGTAGGCATACGAGGTAACGGCGAACATGAAACGCAGAGATACCCCTGGAAGGCGCGAACGGCAGGCTAGAAAACGCCATAGGCGTGCCCGTTGCTGGTTGTCAGCGATGGGAGCGGATGTCGCTCCGTTGAAGGTCGGGCGTAAGCATTCCAGGCGGCTTACTCGGAAACTTCTGGCCGTGGCCGATAGCCGAAAACCGAAACTCGCAAAAGGTGTCGAGGAGAGCGACAGGCAACACCAGCCGGATTAGCGCCCGGCCCGCTGTCATCTTTAACCAGCCAAATCCCGGTCATGCCACCGGACACCAAATGGCAGCGGAATCGGAGTCCAACGTAAGGGTAGAGGCCGGGGGAGAAATCCCCCGGCAGAGGAGGGTGGAGCGATGGGACAGGCGAAGCGAAAAAGAGACCTTGGCATCACCTCGAAGCGGTTTCGTTTCATCTATCTCATGCGCCGAATCAGCAATTACTCTGATCGCGAAATCGTCAGGTTCGCGGAGAACAGAAAAGGAGTTCTGAAATGAAAAAGGTTTATCGGCTCAAGGGGTTGTCCCTGAACGAAAGAGCGCGCGCGCTCAAAATCGCAACCGATATGCCGTCAATCAATCGTGCAACCCGTAGAGATAGCCTCAAAAAAGCAATCAAGGAAACCCTAAACGCAATCAAACATCCAAACAAAAAGAAAGCCATCAGGAAGGCCGCCTAGCCATGACGCCCGCCGACCTGTTTCTTAAACGCCTAGAGCACCGACTGAGCGGCCCGCTGTGGTTCTTCCTTGGGTTCACGGTCGGCTGGCTGGTGATGAATCCGCTGATTAGCGAACTGAGGAGGTTGTGGTGAAAGCATTCGGATATGTTTTGATATTCACTGGTGGCGCGCTTATCGCCGTTGCTCCTGACACCATAATGGATCTGACATTCTGGATTCGCACGGCGGGGATGGTTGTCTTAATGGTCGGCTGTTTTGCTACTTGGAACGACTAACCATGAAACCGCCGATCCTGATCGCCCTAATCGCTCTGGCAATCGTCGGCTGGCTCTACTGGATGGAGGGGAGGGGATGATGGAACACATTAAAACGCCGGTCAGAATGGAGTGTGAAGGATTCCTTGTGGACGCAAACGGGGAATTGATCGCAGCAATTGACATCAAAAACCGGGCCGAAAAGGGCGCGGAAATCGTCCAGGCCGTGAACAGTCACGATTTCCTTTTTGAGGCGCTGGACATTGCGTTGCATGTCTTTGAGCGAATAGACCGCGAAACCCCATGGAGCGAGACCGAGCCGGATTGGTGGCTTGACATGACCGCCCGGATGGAAGTGGTCCGCGCCGCCCTCAAGCTGGCAGGGGTGAAGTGATGCCTACCCCTTGCCAAGTTGAACGCGACCTTGCCCGTTACGATACTCAGCTTGCGAAGGAGGCGGCTTGGGATCGCGCCGTTGAGCGTTTAACCGAGAACGGCATTGATTGCGACAAGTGCGGCGAGACCGTTTTTCCGTACAGGGGCAAGGAGTTGGAATCATTTGAATACCGGACACGTTACTTACTGTGGACGGAGAATATCAACAAGGCAGAAATAACTTGGAAGTGCCCCGACTGTGGGGAGATTGCGAGGGTTTGCGTATGATCTGCACAGAGGAGGAAGCGCGGAAGAAGTGGTGCCCGATGGCGAGGGGGATCGACCATTCCGATCAATGCTATGCAATCCCATGGCTTCCGTGCGCTGCATCCAACTGCATGATGTGGAGGTGGGGCGAAGAAGAAACAGAATGCACGTTTTTTGATCCCCAGGACGAGTCGTGGAAGTTTGATCCATATTTAAGCGGTATCGGGATCAAGGAGTCGCGATGGTCGCGGGCAAAGACAGAACGAAAAGGCTATTGCGGCCTCGGAGCCAAGCCATGAAGGCCGATCCCAAGGAAAGGAGGACATAATGGAAGCAAATTTTTCTGCCGGCGAAACTGGCGTGGTGTGGATGCATGGCGTGCCATTATCGGTTGTTGAGGAGTATGGGCCATGCCGCACGTTTGATAGGACTAGCGGCAAAAAGTTCAAGGTAGCCGATCTTGTCATCCAAAACGTAACGATCAAGCTGGTTTCGGAGGAATTTGAATGATCCCGGTCAAGGAGCCGTTGAGGCGGCGAGCGTTGAAGTGGCTGGTTCGGACTGAATGGCGATTATGGAAAGAGCTTGTGAAAGAGGCTCTGAAACAGGAGGGCTACTACACGAGCAAGTGGCCTGATCGCAACAAGAAGGAGCCGACGCCATGACCGGGGAACTGAGGATCGACTTTCCTGCGTACCTTTCGGATCCGGCTCCGGACCCTTCTTTGAGCCGCTCAACAATTATGGACCTGCTCTACAAGTCGCCGCGTCATGCGTGGTTCAATCATCCGCGCCTGAATCCCGATTACGAGCAGGAGGATTCGGAAGAAAAGTTTGACATCGGGACGGCGGCACACGCCCTGTTTTTGCAGGGAATCGACCGGGCCGAAGTGATCGAGGCGGACAGTTGGCGCACCAAGGACGCCAAGGAGAAGCGGGACGCGGCGCGATCCGCCGGCCGGATACCGTTCCTGCCGCACCAATACGAGGAAGTGCTCGCAATGGTCACGGCGGCTCAATGCGCGGCAAAGCCTCATTTCGTCGTGGGTGCGGGCGATTCCGAACTAACCTTTGTTTGGGAAGAAAAAGGTACGTTCTTCCGCATCCGGCCCGACTGGATCAATGAGTCCCGTAACGAGATATGGGACTACAAGACGACCGGCAAGTCAGCCGACCCGGACGAATTTGCAAAGTCCGTGATCGGCTATGGGTACGACATTCAGGAAGCCCTTTACAAACGCGGAGTGTCGAAAGTCTGCGGCACCCGGCCTAACTTCACTTTTATGGTTCAGGAAACATTCCCTCCATACCTCTGTTCCTTCGTCGAATTGGACCTTCAATTTCAGGATATGGGCGAATCGAAGGTGCGGACCGGAACGAAAGTCTGGCGGGAGTGCATGGCATCCGGCAAGTGGCCCGGATATTCGGACAGGATTTACACGGTTGAGGCTCCGGCGTGGGGTCTCGCATCATGGGAAATGAGGAAGGGACAATATGAGCTACACGTTTAAGCCAGCGGTTCGTGAAGCTGTCGGCCTGTTGATCGGCCTTATCAGTCCTTCGGGCGGGGGCAAGACCTTCTCTGCAATGCGACTAGCGGCCGGTATCGTCGGCCCCGGAAATCGGTTTGCCGTGATCGACACGGAGGCCCGTCGCGCCCTCCACTATGCGGACAAATTCGATTTCGACTATTGCGAGCTTCCCCCGCCCTTCAATCCGGATGCCTACGCCGACGCGATCCGGGAGGCAGACAAGGCCGGATACAAGGCCATTGTCGTTGATTCCTGCTCCCATGAGTGGTCCGGAGAAGGTGGCGTTCTGGACATGCAGGAGAACGAATTGCAGCGCATGGCGGGCGACGACTACAAAAAGCGGGACAACTGCAAAATGGCCGCGTGGATCAAGCCGAAGATGGCTCATAAGAAAATGGTTCAGCGGCTCTTGCAGTCTCACGCCCACTTGATTCTCTGTTTCCGGGCAGAGGAAAAGGTGAAGATGGAGAAGGGGCCGGACGGCAAGACTCGGATTGTCCCTATTGGATGGCAACCAGTATGCTCCAAGGAAATGCCGTATGAACTGACGGTTTCCTTCCTCCTGTCGCCCGATGCGCCGGGAATCCCGCAACCGATCAAGTTACAGGAACAGCACAAGGCACTTTTCCCGCTGGCCGAAAAATTGGGTGAGACTTCCGGCAAGCTGATTTCCGAGTGGGCCAAAGGCGGCACAAGCCCTTCTGCGCCCGCCAAACAGTCAGCCGACCCAACACCCGTCCAACCGGAGAAAACGCCTCCTGCGCCAACGTCAGCGTCCGGGGGGAGCCTTAAACCGAAGGCAGGGAAGACGAGAGGAGAGGCGATCATGTGTCCGAATTTCGCGGAAGCCCTGAAACCTATCAAAAATTGCGAGACCTGCGCTACCGGCAAGGCAGAGTGCCCATCTTGGGGCTGAAAGGAGCGAGGGGATGAAGGCAAGCCTTATCGAGGTTCCTGCGGGGTTCAAGATGGCATTTGAGGCTGAAACGGTAGAGGATGCCGCCATTCTCGTTCGGCTGAAACTGAACGCCGTCAAGGAAATCATTTATTTAGACACCTGTGCAAGCGAGAAGGGAAAGATCGACTCGCAAATCCTGATCCGGAAACGAAAGCGCGAAACTGAATGTGTATCGTTCCCAAAATGACCCCCTCCTGCCGCAGTTGCGCCCGGGCGTATCTCAGGGGCAATGAGGACTGAATGAGAATCATCAGAGTTTTCCCGAGACGGACAAAGGCGACGCCGGTTGACGATCTGGTCAGGACCGGTCCTCCGGGACTGTTTGACGAAGCCGACGAGGTTCACATTTCAGTCACGTTCACCTTTGACCTTCCCCGCGCAGAATGGCTTGCGAAGCAATGGGCCGACGTTGCCCTGGTTAAGATCGGTGGACCGGCGACCGGAGAGCGCGGCGAAGAGTTTGTGCCGGGACGGTATATCCGTGAGGGCTACGTCATTACAAGCCGGGGATGTCCGAATCGGTGCTGGTTCTGCGACGCCTGGAAACGAGAGGGAAACGAGGTAAGAACCTTGCCGATCCGCGACGGCTGGAACGTGCTGGACAGCAACCTCCTTGCCTGTTCAGAGCCTCATATTCGGGCCGTGTTCGCCATGCTCAAGCGGCAGAAACAGCCGGTAGAGTTTACCGGGGGGCTTGAGGCAGCGAGAATGAAACCATGGCACGTCGAACTTTTACGAAACCTGAAACCGAAGCAGATGTTCTTTGCCTACGACACCCCGGACGATTATGAGCCGCTGTGGGAAGCCGGAAAGATGCTGCTCGACGCCGGATTCACGACGGCAAGCCACACCCTCCGCGCCTACGTCCTGTGCGGATACCCACACGATACGTTTGAGCAGGCAGGGAAGCGGATCATTGAGACCATCACGGCCGGCTTCATGCCCATGGCGATGGCCTGGACACCCAACAACGGGAAGGCTGACCCGACATGGAAAAAGTGGCAACGGCAATGGGCACGACCGGCGATCATGGCGAGTCATGCAGAAGCTGTCAAAGGGCGTATCTCCGCATCCCCGGCGGCAGATTTTATGCCTGGGAATGCTGCGGGATAGCGGCAATCGGATTGCAGCGGCACATGCCAGATGATTGGTCGTGCGAGCATCATGAGCCCGGACCTTACCGCCCCCGGGTGGAGGTAGAGACGGTGATGATCGGCGAGGAGGTGGAACTGTGAGCCATAGATCCGTACCGTGCGAGATTTGCTACACCAATATCATCGTGGGGATCATTTATCGGATTCAGCGCCCCGGATGCCCAGAGGTAATCATCTGTGACGAATGTCAGCGGGTAATCGCTGATGCAGAGGACGAATACTTTGACGGAAGGGCAGACGAAGGAGGGACGTAACGTGTGCTTCCTGATCCGCTTCCAGAAATGGCATGAGATCGAGACCTTCAAGCGCCGCGTGCCCCGATGGAGCGACGGTTACGTGGTTGACTACTACCGCGAGCAGGTCATCCGGGAGCGGAGAATCTGCCCATGGTGCGGGCGGACAGAGGAGCGGGAACGGACGGGGAAGAGGTTGTTGAACAGCAATTTATAGAAAGGAGTGGATAATGAAAACCTTGAAATTTTACGGAGCGTCCGACGATTTATTTGAAATGGACGGAGATATGGAAGGTGAAATCGACTGTTATAGCAGCGGGGCGTCTTACCTGTTGTCGTCAGAGTCTGGAAAAATGGTCGTTTATGGTGTCTATGCTCCAGACTCTACTCCGGGGTGTTCGTGGGTCGTTGGCGTGGCCTTAGTTGAAGAAGGAATTGCC